ACATTGCATACCGGGCTCAGTATCTCAACCCTCTTCTCCTTTTGGAGCGAGTTTGTCGAGACTCTGAAGAAATTGCTCGGATGGTTGGCGATTCTCTTACAGTGGCTCTGAAGAGACGTATCTCTACGTCAATTCAGGTCACTTGTGGCTTAATTTCTAATTAACCACGGAGATCGCTATGAAGGATCGAAGACCAAAGTGGACTCGCAGTCTCTTTGGTTCTCTCCAGTTTACTGTAGAGAACTTCAAGTGTGACGGCGTCCGTCTACTGAAACAGGTCGCTACTGACTTGTACGAGTCGCTCGATACTCCAGTATCTCTTTCTTGCGAGATACTTTTACGCTACGGGCAGCTTTCTGACTTATGTCAGAAGACTGTTCGTGCTTCGGATTACCTCGACCCTTTTCATTTTAGAGACGACTATCAAGCCGTTTCTTTCTTGAAAAAGGTCCCCTTTACGGGTGAAGGTTTCAAACCGAAGGATGCTGCTCTGAGCAAGTTTCTTGCTTCTGAACAGCAGTGTAAGGAGACAAATCGCAGATTTAGAAATTTTCTGTCGAGCCCTTTCGAGGCCCCTCGCGCTGTGAGACACATATTGTATGAGTCTCAGCGTAAAATCAGAGAATTACTAGGTTCTGTGAATTGTTTAGAGTGGCTCCATGCATGTCGTTTTGGACCAGGGGTGTTTAATCATCCCGTGTCAAATGGACTCACGTCTGTTTACGATAAGCTGCAAGTCTCTCCCTCAGTCACCCATGACTTTGTGGAGCCCGCGACGATACTCGTAAAGAGTTCGCCGTGGTGGGCTAAGAGTATTACAGATTGCGACATTGATGGCTTTTGGCCATTAGTGAAGCAATCTGACTTTACTCTTGTTCCAGGTAACCGGGTAACTTTCGTTCCGAAAACCGCCATGACTCACCGAGCCATAGCAATCGAGCCTTTGATGAATATCTTTGCCCAGCTGGGTTTAGGTAAACTTCTTAGGCGTCGTTTGCTTAGGTGCGGTATAGACCTTGATGACCAACTCCCTAATCAGGAGATGGCACGTCAGGGATCTATTCATGGACATCTCTGTACGATCGATCTGTCCTCTGCATCAGATACTGTTGCAAGAGAACTCGTACGTTTCCTCCTACCGGAGGATTGGTATTCTTACTTAGATATGTGCCGCTCAAAAAGCGGTACTATCGATGGTAAGCGGATCGATTATGAGAAGTTTTCCTCGATGGGAAACGGTTTCACGTTTGAGTTGGAGAGCTTAGTTTTCTGGGCTCTATCTTCTTCAGCGTGTGACTTCACTGATATACCTCAACACAACCGCAAGGAAGTGTTGCGTGTATATGGTGATGACATCATAGTTCCGGTCCAATCCTTTGAGGTTCTTTCGCAAACTTTAGAGTTTTGTGGTTTTTCCCTTAATCGGGATAAAACCTTCTCGACCGGTTTGTTTAGAGAATCTTGTGGAAAGGACTACTATGACGGAACCGACGTCCGTCCCCTCTTTGTTAAAGAGGTTCCTGAAAGAGTTTATTCTCTTTTCATTCTGGCTAATAGTCTTCGCAGGCTCGCTGCTCGTCGCTACCACAATCTTTGTTGTGACAGTCGACTGCTTAGGGCTTGGAAATCTGTCTTGTCAGAACTTCCTCGGTCAGTTGTTACACACTTTAGGGTCCCTGCTCACGCAGGAGATTCCGAAGGAGTAATTTCTAACTGGGATGAAGCGCAATGTTCCTCTTTCGTCCTCCCCGTTAAGGGTGGATGGGAGGGGTTCAAGGCGCTCAGGTTGCAACCTTTTCCTGTAAAGGACCGTGAAGTCACAAACTTCAACGGTGCAGTAGCTACGCTACTGTATAGGATGCGGGACGGTTTTGGTAATGACTTTGTCCCTGCTTTTCCAAGGCAGGGGAGAAAATTTCATTACCGGTTACGAGATGGGTCGTTTTACGGCCCATGGACTGACCCGGGGGGCTGGGTTTAAGAGCCCCCTGAGTGTTTCCGGGTAATACCCGGTGGGAGAG